GTCTTTAATGAGTACAGAATCACCCTTAGCGTAGTCATCTAAAGTAGCATCAGCCACACTGAGATATGACACCGTGCTGCCAGCAATGGTTACAGCTTCTGTGGCAACCACCCGCTTAGCACCAAAGCACGACTCCACCATGGCTGCATATTCGGTCTCTACACCTACAGCTCCACTGCCTGTTAAGTAATGAGAGAAAGATCCTGAAGGATTTTCCCCAGAAATAACTGGCTTAGCAGCCATGATATCGTTACGAATCTCTAGGTTCTCTGTGGTCTCGAAATTGGGGGTAACAGAGAAATCAGCTTGCAGAGCTACAAAATGCTTACCCTGTGAAGGTGGTAAAAGATCCCCTTCATCCTTTTTCCCAATAACGGCAGCTACCTTCCCACGCGTGGGTATTACTGACATCCTTCACTCTCCTATTTTTCTTTACGCTCAAGGCATTTATAATCTGTTTGATAATTCACATTATACTCCATTTCCAAAGAGCCGTATATCTTGTCAGTCTCAGCCGGAACTCTGTACGTTACATTCTGTAATTGCACATCTGTAACGTGAGGCAAAATCTGTGTATGTCTTTGGATTTCTAAATCAAAAAATAAACACGCAGCTTCTAAATCTTCAACGAGAAAATTTTTAGAAAAAAGCTTACTTCCCGAAACAACGGAATCATAAGGCAAGCGAGATATTTCTCCTGAATCATCACGAAACACAGCTCCCACCTTCTGGCCTTTGGTCTCATCATAGTCGGGATTTAGGTAGGTACTGCGGTAATAACTGACGGTTAATGTGGCATTGCTTACCCAATTAAAATTGGTAATCTGCTGACGCTCCACAACATCGTCACTGAAGATAATATTCAAATCCGGCAGTTCTGGCATAACATCCATTTCCACCTCTGACTCACCCGTTAGCCTGGTGGTACTTTCAACCGACCTATTCGGTCTACGCACCACACTACGATGAGTGGTATGTACCGAAGGTGGCTCAGTGAAGTTGATACGTTTAAAGTCAAAAGTGTCATAAGGAGGACCATGTTTAAGCACATCAGTCATCACCGGATACAATAATTCACATATTCTTCTCCGTACCTGAGCACGAACCAATATGGAATACAGAGCAATCTTCTGAGGAGATGTATCTTTATAAACATCATTTAAATAACGCATGGTCGTCAAATCTTGGTTTTCAAAAGCATCCACAACAAAACTCCTAATCAATACTTCTTAATAAATAGCGACAGGTGGAAACTTCATCCAATTGCAGGTACGCAATCTCGTAAACCCTACCGGTACGCTTACGAATAATATCCCAACGGGTTTTTTCTAAAACACTGCTACGAGCAGCTTCGTAAGGTTCAATAGCATTAACATCTTTAAAAGACAGCAGTACATTTGGATGCTGCAACACAACTTCCACAGTTGTTTCTGTATTTTCTCTAATCACCGTGTCATAAACCCCGTGTACCTTCACAGGATCATAAACCGGTGTGGATAATTGCTCATAATAAAAAATCAAAATATCTGTTTGAGGATTCCAAGCTGTACCGTCAATATCTCCATCAATAACCAAAATAAATGGCGACGTTGGCTGTGGAGGATCATCAAGGAAAGCAATGGAATATGTCCGCCATGCTCCGGTGGTTCCGTCAGGTTTAATGATGGTCAGACGGGTTTTGTCCAATGTTCGTGACACCACGTCTGTTTCCAGGTCAAACAGATTAGGACGAACATCGGTATAAGGAGGACGAAGACGTAACTCCTTGGAGCCAGGCACGATAAAGCTACGTTCCTGCAATTCAAAAGGCTCGCCCATCGAAAGAAGCAATGAACGAGCCGCTGTATCTGAATATTGTGCAAATAAAGGCATAAAACCTACTACGTACTATGTTAAGGCTAAGCACCTCCCCAAAGTAACATAACACGAACAGGACCTTCATCCCCAGCACCGGCATCATCTAAAAAGTTACCAATACGAGAATTGTTACGAGCCACACCTGTAGCAACCGGAGCATTGTGAGAACTGACAAAAGCACGGTCACCCGACTCAATGTTTTCAGCAGCAGCCACCGAAAATTCGTAAATACCACCCACATGAACAGCTATGGTCTCACCAGCATCAGCATGGTCTGAAGCAACGCCGATGAATTGACCATCTCCGCCGCCCTGAACCACAGCATTACCAGCACGAACCCCAGCAGCCACACGTAAATTAATCGTGGATCCACCGCCACCTTTACGCTTCATTTATACTCCTAAGCACCAACAGGAGCCAACAACACACTGACTGCAGTTGACGCATTAGCAGGCGAAGCATTTAACGCATAACCTACAAACGTACGTCCACCACCTGTAGCTGTTGTTACATTGTTAGCAGAGTTAGCAGCGTAAAGCTTAGCACCCAATCCCACAGCTACGTTGTTAGCTGTCTTGCGTACTTCAAAGACGCCTTGGGTTTGGATAACCACATCTTGCCCACTGCCTGCATCATCTAAAGCTACACCTGTTAGTGAACTTGCAACCACGAAGTCTCCCGAACTTACCGCGCCGGGAGCAGCGATGGTCACCGTTCCGCCTCCGCTACCTTTATTTGAAGCCATCTCTCATTCCTTAATTAAATGTTAAACCGTACACTTGTGAGCTAACCTGTAATCCATAGATTTAGCCTGAACATCATGGACGACTTTAAACTTCATCACGTCTGTATTGAAGTCCAGCTCCTCTTCAAGCCGTGGACCCTTCTGTCCCTGTAAAGTTGCTAATTCTATGAACGGATAACCAGCACCTGCTTTGTCAGCCACCCCATAGTAAGATGTAGCCGAGTTGGTAGATAGCCGTGGCTCAGCTATAACCTTCAGCCCAGTAAACATCACATTAGCTGTTTGTGGAGCGTTAGGTGTATACGAGCTGTTCACCGCTTGCATAGCTTCAAATTGAAGTTCTAACGGTACCAGAATGTATTGCAACTTTAAGTGCATGTAAGCGTTCTTAGGTGTCCGTCTCAAACCGAAGGCAACCATCATAGCTTCCACACCAGCATAATCGTACTGAGGCATCACTTGAGTTGGATTGGTTCTAAATGGTACACCTGCGGATAAAGTTCCACGATCTGCACGATAGAGACTTTGCCCCTGATAGGTACCGTTGATAACTTGGTTCCATACCAAATCACTTTCCAAATCAGCAGCTGATTTCCCTGAATTGAAAATTGCTTGAAGACTGTTGGTATCATCAGTCACGAAGGTTTGTCGTGTAATCTGATGAATCAAACCACTGGTCATCAAGGCGTAAGTCTCTTTGGTATCGTCTAAGCTATCAATCGGAAACGCTGCACCAGGAGCTGTCTCTACGAGGTCTCCAGTGTCACTGATCCCCACACGATCCTGAATCTTAAAATCCGGTACTTGCAACCTCGTTACAAATGGGTCAAATGTCTGCTCACCGCGGAACTGCTCATAAGACGCAATGACCGCTTTCGTAGCAGAGCTGGCTATAAGTTCAGGAAGGTCAGCATAGGCCATGATAGGACCAGCCGCGCCCCGTTTCTCCGTACGTGGAGATCTCTTCATGGACGTCCAAATCTGATCACCGGTTAAACTACGTACTTCGGTGTGACCAGCAGAAGATAGCAACTCTCGACAAATTTCCGAGATAGGCTTGAACTGCCAGTTACCCGCAGACTCAGCATACTTGTCATACTGTCTACCACGCCCACGTGTGATCTTAGAGATCAGCGCGCACTCTGCCTTGTTACGTAGGTGTTTCAGCCCACGTGTTGAGTCCACAGAAACGTGGGATGTCCGACGACGTATGGTCGGAGACTTGAGCTTGGGATATAAACTTTTTCTCACATTTTGCCTCACCCTTCTCGTAGCTGCCGAGCCCAATCTCTTCGATGCAGCCATGGGGGGTTCTTCCATAGGAGCTTCGCCTTCTCCAGCAGCAGGCTCAGCACCACCTTCCATTTCACCGGACAACGCTTGAGCTAAAACTTCCTCCACCGCGACCATCACATCGGTTTCCACATCTACCGATACATCGTCGGGTAGCGTCTCCGTAACAACAGCACCAGCCTCCTGGGCTGCTGCTTTAACCTCTTCAGCGGTCACGGTGGGTTCTTCACCCTCGCCCTCACCGCCCTCACCACCAGCAGCTGCCGGCGCAGCCGGCGCAGCAGGTAGTTCGCGTGTTTCTACAAAAGCCATAAAAGCGTCTCGTTCATCTTGACCAAGACAATCGTAAAGCTTTTCCCAAGTTTCCAACCTTGAAAACTTCGAGGCTTTTTGAGGTTCTTCCTCTTCTGTTTTTTCTTTTACTGGTTCGTCTTTTGCCATAATGAACTTTCCTTCAGGATTAACGAAATGAATTGAGTTAACTTTATGTTTACTAATTGTGCGAGACTTGGTATTGGCTTTTCTTATGATACTACCACAGTCTGCCGGTATTGCGACAATTGACACTTCGTAAGGTGCCCAAGATGTGGCTAATTCTCTTTTGTGGCCTTTTTCGTTATCATCCACTTGTGTGCGTTCAAGGATATCTGCTCCCACAGAAACGGAACGAATGATGCCTGCTTCGATCTTGTCGCAGATATCCCGTTCTTCCTGGGTAACACGAGAAAGACGCAAACGACCCATAAGGATGTTCTTGCCTGTTTCCTCATTTCGCTCAACCCAAGCATGTTCAACAATTCCCATTTGGTGATTAGCTGACATTCTGTCAGCACCACTACCATCATGGTGATTGTTCAATACCGGTGCTACCCCAGCATTGAGCCGAGTAAGGTCAATGGAGTCAGGGTTCATGTCTAGGCCGAGTTCAACCATCGACATGTTGCCTCGATCGTCCATTTCCTCTCGAGCTACAAAAGCTCCTGTGGAAATAATCACATCGAAGGTGCAATACTTGTCATTGATGCTTTCAAACGTCTGAGACGCCCGAAGAATCCGCCCCTTCCGCCGCACCTTCGTCGCTAGGTTCTGCTGCAAGAGCCTCACCCTCCATAGCTGTTTTATTAACCTGCTCTTCTTTTAGAGAAGCATCAGCCTCTTTCTGTTTCGCACTAGCATCTTTATCAGATATATCAGATTGTTGCTGAGTCATCAAATTGACCAGCAGTTTATCGTAGTCTTCAAAGCCGATAACATTGCGAATAGGCACTTTATTGATCTTAGCCATGAACTCTCTGCTAAGAACGCCACCCTGTCCATACATCAATCCACTTAAACCGGCTTCATCGAGCTTCTGATTGGAGTCCTTGATCTCTTTGATGGTTTTTTCAAAGTCGTAACCCAATTTAGACATGGCTTCCTTCATGGAAATGAAGTTAGATGCCACCTCGGTCTGAACAGATGCAATTTCCTTCTCAGGATCGATCATAACCGGTGCTTCTGGTGACCAACGAATGCTGACATCGTGTTCTTCAGGAATAACCCCGTTTCTTTCCAAATGATCAAGCACCCAACCGCTGATTCTCATCAAACACTGTGGAATAACAGTGCTTTCTAACTGATGACGTAAATGTCTGTTCATTTCTAAGAAGCCCATCCGGCCACTAGAGAAATTAACGTTACTATAGTCATTAAAAATCTCGTAACTGACGCCCATTGCTCCGGCAATTCTACGCAAACAGCGTTCTACGAAATTCTCGTTCAATGTATTGGATGGTGACGGAAAGGTTATGGTTTTACCTGGTGGCAACTCTTCAACAAATCCTGGCTGAACAGAACGGGTCGTCTCACCAAACAAGGAACTTTGATCATCTGCTGCGATGAAATCTTCTCTTTCTTCTTCACTTAATTCGAAATTATCCTGAACAAAAGCGGTATAACTCGATTGCAGCTTCTGTTGCTTCAGTTTTGCCTCTTCGTATTCACGAAGGTTCCAAATATCAAGCAATGCTGGAGCTAACCAGCTGACACCATCTATTTGACCGGCTCTATCAAGGCGTTTGATGTGGCATATGTCTTTATAGGGAACTCTGACAGTGTCAAAGCTGGGTCCACGCCCTCCATACTTTCCAGCACCAAAGTTTTCTGGGTGTCTTTCAAATAAATGATAAGCCATCACTTTGGCATCTTTGTTGAACTCGATACCGTTGATGATTTCATTGCCTGTATCAGGGTTGGGCTGAGTGATGTAAACATTGAGGTAGTCTCCTTCCAGCACATGCAGAGACAGTTTACCCCGAGAGTAGATACGTTGAACAAATACAGAACCGTCACGCACCAAAGACCGTACCACCAAACTCTGTAATCCCACTAAGGTGTTTTCTCTTAAATAATCACCGTCTACAGTGGTCAGCCACTTGCTTAAGAACTCATCAACATTCTTGCGCACAGCCTCGTTTCCAGTG